CACCAATCCCCAGGAACCGCGTCAGCCGCGGAACCTTTTCGAACAGATTCTGTTTGGCGTGCAGGTAACCAACGACAATATCGTGACGCTGCACGGCCGCGTAGACGCCTTCGAGGCGAAAATAAATGCGATATACGATGCACTATACCCTACCTCCGAGCCTAATGCCTCCGGCGCGGATGAAAAAATAGAGACAGTAGGAGGCAAAACTAAATAATTACCCATTTTATGAACTGTAACAAAATTCAAGCGGCTGTTATTACACCCGTTCTGGCAGCCGGATCGGTGGCTTCGCCGTACTTTTATGAGGTGAACATCACCCAGCGGCTTTGCTATCCGACGTGCGCAGACAACACTCCGGTATTCAATCCGCAGTTCTCGTTGAAATCGCTGTCACAAGTTGGGACCGGACGCTATGTGGCTACCGTCCATGTCGAGGGCATCATCTCTTATGTTCCGTGTAACGGCGGATGCGGATGCACCAAGCAGCAACCTCTCTCGCAGGATTTCACGATTCCCATTCAGTCGGCATCGACACCCACCGTAACCATCGAGCAGGGAGCCGCGATGAACGCCGTGGCGGCATCAGCCTGCCAGCCGTGCAGCCGGACATTCGTATCGGAGACGCCGATCACCGTAACGGTGGCAACGGCCGCAACCCCAACAGCGTAGCGGTATGCTGTGGATAGCCCTGCTCACTATGATATGCGCCACCATTGCGCAGCACCTCGGGCTGGCCGAGAAGATCGCGCAGATCGGCAGCCAGGTCATGGCATGCCCGAAATGCCTCTCGTTCTGGGCTACGCTCTTTGTGCTGCTCGTTAACGGATGCAACATACTATGTGCGGTAGGGCTATCCCTATTTATGGCATACATTGCTAATTGGGTCGGATTCGCATATTATGGTGCGGAGAAATTATACGAAATATTATGGCAAAGAACAACAAGAAACCCGGATCAACATCCTCAAAAGAAAAGGTCGAACCGGCAGTAATAATCCATACGCCAAATATCGTGGGAGTATATAAACCGCTGCCGCGGGTGAGGGCGTGCAAAAACTGTTAGATATGACATCAAGTGAAATGAAAGAACAATACGAGCGACTACATGACAAGATGGCCAGCATGGACGATGAGCACGCAGAAAAGGTGTTCGCGGGAGCCCAGATGTGGGCATTCGGGAAAATCGCGGAAACGTCGCCGACCATCGCCGAAATGTGGCTTGGGAAAATGGAGGCGATATGCTGGTATAATTACCTGTCAGACGCCGAGGCAAAGATGATCGCCGCGAAGCTCGTAAACCAAGACGGAAACACCGGAGCAAAATGGAGCAAGGACGCATTCCTGCAAACCGTGGAAAAGCTGGACGGGGAGGTCGAAAAGGAGCCGTATTACAACGACAATGCCCTATGGGTTACGGCTGTAATGATATACAGCGATCACGCCAAGAGTATCGCCGAGGATATGGGACACGCTTCGCCGGCTGATATTCCGTCCGAAAAAATGGCGCGATCTTGCTACCGGAAAGCCGTGGAGAAACTCTGCGACAAGGACCGGAAGCACTTTATCCGAGAGTATTTCGAAGATGAACTGACGTAGAAAAACGTCCTCGCATTAATTGCGGGGACGCTACTTTGTTATGAATGAAGAAATGACATACTGGCTGTCTCAGCTCGAAGTAAGCGAGTGTTCTGCGCCGCTGTTCGCCCTTGTGATCGCAAAGATCATGGA